GAACCATACTCTGATTGTTCTGATACGTGATGGAGTACTAAGACGCAAGCCTCTGTCTTACGTGCCATATCGTGCAACTCCATCATAATTGCACGTAGCCCTGCCCACTCATTGTCTGTCTCAGCAGATACATTCATTAGGTTATCTATGATAATCAACTGAGGTGCTACTCCATACAATTCAAAGTATGCCTTGATCTCCATCTCAATATCATCAAGAGACGGACTGGAGTCAAAGACCCATTGAATATGTGATGTCTTAGCTAAGTGTTCTGAATAATAGTCAGCTCTCTTTTCTATGTTCTGTTCCACAGCCAACTGGCTATGGCCCGATAGATGTGCAGCAGCGCGAATCATTACTGTCGCTGTGTCTGTATCGGCGGAGAAGAACAGCGTTGGCACCTGTGCTTTGATGGCATAGATCAATGCGAACATTGACTTACCAGCGTTAGGTGCTGCAGCTACCATACATACTTGACCACGACGAAACTTAATAGATTGTTTGACAAGGTTCTTCCACACATCAGGCAGTGGCGTGGCTTTTGTGGTCACTCCACTCCAAGCGCGGGAAAGTTTAAGCACTCTTATCCTCTTCTAATCTAATGTTTCGTTGTCTACGAATAATGTTTCGTTCGTGTCCTGTCAATGCACCCCAGATGCCGTGTCTCTCCTTGCGGATACCCCACTCTGCACACTCGGTGATGTGTTGACAGCTACGACAGATTGATTTTGCTGCTGCGATATTGATGCGAACTAACTTGCCTTCGTTTTCCTGGTCAGGAAAGAATAGATCGCCACCTACTTGAGCACATAAAGGAACCTCAAACTCGTGCGGTTCCCGCATTTGCTAAGCCCAGATAGTTGAGCACTTATCTGTCGCACCCTTTGGTGCAGCACACATCCAGCCCTTCCAAGGGCCACGAGCAGAAGTACCTGTACGGAAGCTCATTACACCGTGCTTACAACTAGGTGCTTGACCTTCGACAACAGCAGGTGCTGCAACAGGTGTTGCATTAAATGATTGTGCTACTGATTCAACAGTAGGTGCTGGAGCAGCGGCACGTCCACCGTTGAGTTCAGCATCGGTAGCCTTGATAAGAGATGAGACCATTGATAGATCAGTAAGACCTGTCTCTAGTTCCTTCACATCAGTTGCATAAAGATTAATAAGCGTTCCATTGTTTGTCTTGAAGTTAACTTGGAACTTTGTGTTTTCGTTTGCAGCCATTTACTTTCCTCCAGATTGTTTGATTGTTAACCTTAATTGCTGTGCGCCTTGCTTTGTAGGTACATAACCTAGTTTAGCAAGTACTTCATCTTTGTCTACTGATGTTGGTCCAGCTATGCTAAACCACTTGACTTGTATTCCAGTATCAGTAACTCCAGCGATACCTTCAAGAGAGGACTTTAGTGAATCCTTTTGCTTTGTCAAGTTTTTAATTTGCTCATCTAACTGTAAGTACTTCATCGCATTAGTTGAGGCATCCTTATCCTGGATTAATACCTCTTCAGTTGCGATACGTTCTTTTTTTAGACCAACGCATCCTAACTGCCCACTTGCGTCATAGAACTTGCAGTAGAACTTGCAGTAGTTTTCTTCTCGCTCTGGCTCTGGTGCTACCTCTGATGCCTTGATAGCTTCTAGCCAACCCAATGCCTCTAGTGCCATCGCTTCGTCGTAATCTTCTGTGTGTACCTTGACATCTCGCTCATCACCATCACGTGCTATAGCAACTAGAGATACTCGCTTGACATCGTAGCCATTCTTGGCTAATAGATATCCATAGGTCTGCACCTGCCAGCGTTGCTGTGTTGATGGGAAGTATGAAAGGTTCTTTACCTTGCTTGTCTTCCAGTCAATGACATCGCCAGTACCTGGTACGAAGCAGTCAATGTGTGCTCGCATCCCATTGTATTCAACTTCTGTTTCAATGAGTACGTCTTTGTTATCTGCTAACGCTTCTTCGATAGCTGCGTGGATAGCAGTACCCATAATGGCTGCGAGTTTCATCTCGTTGTCATTAGTCTCTGGCTGATCGTTGAGTCTGTACCAGACCTTACGACGACAGCCACCTAACTCTGATGGTCCAATCTGCACCTGTGTAGAACGTGAACGCTTTGCATCGCCTGCACGTAGTGCAGTAAGTAATAGTTCCTTCGGGTCTGTCATTAGAACTCAAATCCTATGTACCAGAACCCAAGTTGTACATCAATAAAGTGTCTGTTTATGCTAAAACCAATACCAAAACCAGACATCCGACCGTAGGTAAACCACTTACCCATTCCCATTTGTTTTGCTGTCATTGCTATATCCTTTCCTGGACCACCAACTGTAAAGGCTTATTGGTATTAGCGTCAAGTACCGACGCAATCTCTACAGCTTTACGGGCGTGTCTCTTTGCGTAGGCTAGGTCAACATCAGGTTTGATAACTGAATAAAGGTAGCCAAGAGCAAGCTGACCACCAGAACCAATGCCATACGTTCCGTGATTTGCTTGGAAAAAAGAGAGATCACAAGCAATACGAAAGATATTGCCGTTAAAAGCAATGAGATAATCGAAGCCACCATCTTTGTCCACCTTGTTGTAGTCGTAGTTGTTGTCTGCAAATGCTTGGTTGATGCTTGGGATAATCTTACGTCCCATAAATTGCGCTGGGTCTTCACCTCTATAAGCAGGGGGCTTCCAGTTATAGGCAAGGATATCGCCAGGGCGTGTATCACCTGCCATTCCAATGAGATACTTACCCACCTCAATAATCTTTGGCGTGGAAGTAGCAATGGTGATGAGGTTGTCTTCGGTGATCTGAGAGTCAGCTACTAGAACAGCGTAGTCAATTCCTTCTACTCCAACAATTGTGGTCATTGGGCAATGCTATACCTAACGGCGTGTCGTCGCGTTAGCGACACCTATATTGGCTACCATATGAGCCGTGAGGCGAATTACTGTAATGGGGAGCGAAGCTCCTAGCCGTCCGTCTATGTGGTTCCGTCTACTCACCCTGCCTAAACTCTGGTCTAAACATACCCTTCCTGAGCCTTACGGGGCCGATCTGAGGGGTTTAGGACCTATCCACGTGTGTACGTGTGGGTCGCAGGTCTTTAACGTGATGTGTTCCTTTGAGGATAACGAGATGGTTTGGTGGTTCCTGGATGGTACCTGTGTAAGTTGTGGGAACCTAGTGACCGTGCCTTGTCCTGCAGATGCTGAATAGTTTTGTGGCACAAAAAAAGAAGCCCACCCCTTTCGGGGTGAGCCTCTTCGCCTCGCAGTTACTTCTTAGTTAGATCCGCGACCAAACTCTGTAGCTGATGGGTCTATTGCCTTTAGCAATGGACCTGCTACCGCTGCGACTGCTGCTGTAAGCAGAGCCTTTGGGTCTGTCACACCTGCAAGATACAAGGCCAGCACTGATGCCACTCCTGCTCTCAGATATGTAACTGCGATTGCTTTGATTTTTTCTGTGTTCATTGTTTCCTCCTATGGGGATTAGGACTTTGCACCGTGCAACTTGCAACAGGTACAAACTTCTTCCTTTGGCAACTTCTTAATTGCTTTAGGAATCGTCTTTGCTCTGAGCTGGTTAACAATCTTTGGCTGGTTCATCCACCAGAACCAGGGACTTGTATCGTTACCCATACTTCCATTGATGGAGATATGTAAATGTTTGTTGTGTGGATTACTACCTGTGTAGTCACGGTCACCTTCATCGGCTCGTTCTACTGACCAGATCTTGCCCTTGAATATAAGATACTTAACGCGCTTGTCTTCCTTTAACTTCTGGAAGATATCTGCACAGTCAATGCCGTGCTTAGGATCATCAGTTAAATCAACTGCATAGCCTGTGTTGTGGTCTGAGTTAGGACTCTGGCTGATGTGGGCTGCCGATGGAAGCAATCCATCTGAGGCTTTCTTCCGAGAAGGTGATATCGCCGTGGCTTGTCGAAGTACAGCAATAGCGGCAGGCGTGGCTTTCTTTACAACAGGCTTCATCTTGATTCATCTTCCTTCTTCTTACTCTTGAGTCCGTTAGCAGATACGATTCCTGCTAGAGTTCCAGTAAGGAACACAGTCAGGGTTGAAACTAAATCAATAAAGGCTGCATCATTAGGAGCTTGCTTCATTGGTTGAGTTACAAAAACTAAAGCCCAGAGTAATGAGAACACTGAGCCAGCAAATACGATAGCCAGGATGATGCCAATACTGACAATCAATCTAGCGTGGAGTTCTTCTGCTGTATATCTTTCAGGGCGTTTCATCAAATACCTCTGGTAATAAATCGGAGGAACAGGTACCAGTTACTTCACATTGTGGAGGATTACACTCAGGCTTTTCCCAGTTCTCAAACTCTTGACAAGGATAACGAACCCAGCCTTGGTAACCACAACCGCTAAGAGTTATTGCGAGTAATAAGGATGCGATAAATCTCTTCAACTTGTCGCTCCAATCGTGCTACTGAATCCTTAACACTTGAGCCACCATTAGGCTTGAGTTCGTTGAGGTAGTGCTTTACTAGCCAGCGAACACCAGCAGCAAAGCCACCTACGATTGTCATTACTGCAACAGCTACTGTTGCGTAGTCTTGTGCCTGCATTAGACCGTCCTAATGGTTACTAAGAGCGTTCCACCGTAGCCAGAGAAACGCTTATCCGATGGTGTTGCATTTCTAAAGTCCAACTCTTCGATCAGTCCGATATAGGACTCACCAGTTCTAAAGTCTTCAACGCGGATGGTGTCACCTACGTTTTCAATAGATTCTAACTGGCTCATACGGAAGTATGCAGAGCCTTCATAGCCAACCTCTACACCGAAGTGATCTGACTCGTGGTCATAACAAGACAGTGGGTACTGGATAAGTCGCTGGCGTGGGATAGCAGGCAGAGCCTTGATCTGGTAGCCAGTAAACAATGGACCCTTAGATGTGTTAGTTGTTGAGCGAGTCAATGTGAACTGGAAGCCGAGGTACTCTTGAGATGCTTGTGGGTAGTTGATGTTCACCTCTGGTACTAGCGCACCTTGTGAGAAGGTACCAATACGGTAGAAGTTGTTTCCATTATCAATAGAGTCAACGTATAGACCACCGTTTGCTGTATCTACACGAGCCTGTAGCAACTTAAAGATCTTTAGCTCTAGTGTGTTGTAGCGAACATAGCCTGTACGTAATGTGCCTTCTTCCATAAGGACAGAGGCTGACTCAATATAGATAGTTCCATCTGAACCATTGCCAGCGTTGCAGAAAGCAAGACGGTAGGTATCACCCAGGAAAGCGCAGGCTGTTGTGTAGTGGCCCAATGTATCTGCTGGGTTGTATAAGTCATAGGCATAAGGGAACAAAAGGTTACCTAATGGTTGACCCATATCAATACGGGTAACACCGACCTGACCATCAACACCAGATGCTGCCCAGATATATCTATCGCGGAAAGCAAAGTCATAGACTGGCTGAGTTGTTTCAAAGATTAAAGCACCATAAGTAATGGAGCCATCTTGTGCTCCAGCAACATCTGCCATACGCATACCTTGGCTAGTACCAATAGCCAGATTGCCCAGGTAGTACGAGATCTTAAATACAATCTCACCTACTGGTAGTTCTGCTGCAGTAATAGCACTGGTCAAGGTAGGCATAGCACCAGCAGTAGACAAGGTAAACTTGTAGATATTGGACTGGATACCTGAGTAGCCTGAGATGTAGATAGCAGCACCACTTGATGTAATGCTAGTAAAGATATGGTCTGGGTCATTGTGTGAATAGACCGCTGCTGGTAATGATGTTGCGCTGCTGGCAAACTCATAGACCTTATCGTTAACGCACATAACAATACGTTCTTTGGTGTATTCCATAACAGCGTTAGTTACAGTGATGCTGTTTTCAGTAATCATTAAGGTAGGCGATACAGAGCTATCATCAGATAGTAATTTCTTATACACTCGAAGGCGTGGAGTACCAGCGTTAAGCACGTTGGTAACCCAATAGGCATAGACACCATCATCACAGATTGCGTGTACTGGATAATCTGTTCCTGAGATGTAGTCAACGAAGTGAATCACATCTGCCACACCAGTACCAACTGGGCTAACAGCGGTAGATGCAACATCAGATGCTGTCTTGGCATAGGTAAAGGTAGTAGTGGTAGGTACGGTTGTAATGCGGTACTCACCATTAAAGGTGGCATCCACACCTGAGACTGTAATCTGCATACCGATAGATAGACCGTGCGCTGCGCTGGTAGTCAGCGTTGCTACGTTAGAAGTCAAAGCCTTGTTGGTAATAGAGACAGTAATTGCTGGGAAGATCTTGTCTACGTCATACTCATCAGATATCAAGATACCGTTGTAGGTATTGCTGCTTTTGTCCCACTGAATAGAACGGGCATACTGCCACGGACGACCATTAGCCTGAATGCCACCAGTAGTAACGTGCTGGCTATCGCAGGACTTGAGCAGTGTTGCTTGTCCCTTGGTCCAAACATCTATACCTTTGGATGATGTGTACTGGAAGCGCAGCGACTCATCCTGGATAGGCTCAAAGAACTTGATGCCTTGTCCATAGTGGAATGAGCTTTGTGATCGTAGCCACCAACCAGTAAGCGTCTGCTCACCTGGCTCACGGCTCTGGTCAATCTGCTGCTTGCGATATTGCGCTGTCACACGACGATAAGGTGCATCGTCACTGTTCATCAAAAAGAATGGCAAGCCAGCAATTGCTATATCGTAGGCTTCACCAGTAGATGAGTAGTTAGTAGCACCTGCTGGGTTAGATAGGACGTAGGGTATTCCTTCTGTAATGTCGTCGCCGTAGGCCACTGTATCTCCTTAGTTAAATCTATTGTTTACTTCTGCCTAATAAGAAACTATCCGCCTACTTGACTGCGTGTGTAACGAACAATGACAAGACCGCTTGCACCTCGTCCATCAGTCTGTAGTTGTCCACCACCGCTACCGCCACCACCGCTACCAGTGTTTGCTGTGCCGTTTCCACCGCCTGCTCCTTGTGCTCCAGATCCTCCACCACCTGAACCACCCGAACCACCAGGTGCTGGTTGGTTATTGTTTCCACCACCACCACCACCGCCTGCGTAGTAACTGCTTACTCCAGTTCCAGTTGCGCTAGCCCAAGAAGAGTATGTGTTAGTTCCCGCTCCACCGTTACCGCCAGCAACGGCTGCGTTTCCATTTCCACCTATTGCTGTGGCACCACCACCACCACCGCCTGCACGGATACCAGATTGCACATTTCCTGAACCTCCAGCATATGAATTACCTGAAGTTCCTCCAGTGCCAGCGTCATCGCCACCAACATTTCCACCTGATGCTGCAGTTAAATTACCAAATTGTGAAGACCCACCTGATGCACCTACTGCTGTTTGTGTAGCCACTGTGACAGAGTAGTTTCCTGTTGCAAAGTTGTTATTGCTGCTAAGTAAAACCTGACC